AAACTCAAATATTGCATTATCAAACCCATATTCTCTAGCTAGTGTTGAAATATTGCCTTCTTCTGGATCTAACAACGCATCTGCAAAACCACCTCTTAACATCATGCTTAGAAAATTTACGCCCTTGACCGGAGCGATTGACATACCAGTAGCAAACATCATAAGACCTCTTGCTAAAGATTCTATAGGCCCATCACCTTCCGGAACTTTAAGACCAATATTTGTTAACCCATTTTCAAAAGCTTTGTCTGCTCGCAAATGCCCTTCTTTTTTTTCACGAGAATACTCTAAACCGTCTGGCCCCATGTAGAAATAACCAAGATTTCCAATAGCCTCACCTATATCATCAGCAGTTCCAGCAATACCTGTCACTGTATCTTGGATACCACCAGCAACAACTCTTCCTGTAGATGCAGCTAAGTCAGCAGCTTTTTGACCAAATGTTATTTCTGGTGGGTCATAAACTTCACCGCCTTGTCTTTCAACAAACATTTTTTCATATTCGCTTAGGGGCTCTGTACGTCCACCACTTGTACTTTCTATATCTAAGAAACCAGCAGATGCTATTTGTTCATCGTCAAAACCAGCAGCATAAAAATCATCTGCTGTAGGTGTAATACCTTGCTCACGCAACGCAGCGTTGTACCGCATAATCTTTGCTTCCGGTGTTATTTCACGTTCTGCAATTTTAACGTGACCACCATTTGGCATCTTTGTAAAAACTTCTTCTACGTTTTTAGATGCATTAAATGATGTACCGTCAACCATTGATGGCGTGTCTGGAAAATTTGCGCCTTTAAATCTTGCAGCTTCTTCGTACTTATCAAGCTCTTCATCAATGCTATAGTATTCTGGGTTCATCTTGCTAGACCCTCATATCTTTTCTTTAAATCTAACATTTGCAAACGTAACGTCTTAGACGCATTTTTTTTATTTTCAGCAACATTATCTTGCCTATTCATGTCATCAATTAATTTTATTATTTGTGCTGGACGTTCTGATTGTGGAAAAGTTTCGGCTTGCGTTATAATATCTGACAATAGATTTTGGAACGTATCATCTGTAATTGTTTTTTCGTATTCGTCATCAATTATATCTCTAACACCTGGAGCTTCAGAAATTAATTTATTACCTAGGTCAATAACTTCTTGTTGTGTCATAGGTTCACCAGCAGCCCTACGTCTATCAACCTCAGTATCAAGTTGCCTATACAAATTACTTATTTCATTTGTTATTTTTTCAGCAGCATCATTATCCATATTTTTTATTAAATTTGCATCGTACTTCATTGCATTTTTTATATTATTTTTAGCTCTAGAAACACCACGATCTTGGTTATTTCTCACTGCTTGGTACAAGCGCTGTTGGTCAGGAGATGTTAAAACAGCGCTAGCATTATCAACATCATTAAATGTTAAAGTTCCTAGTATTTCTTTTTTTGTTAACATTTCCATTGTTAATGGTTGAGATATTGTAGGCCTTAAATCTGCACCATTTATTCTTGCTAAATAAAATTTATTCTTTTGTTCTGTTACATCGAGATTTCCAAAAGCCCATTGTCTTAATTTAGTAAGTATCTCAGCACCGCTTACTCTGCCTGTATCTGTTGTATTAAATTCAAAATCTGCTCCAAGAATTGCTTCAGTTCCTGTTTGCGCGTCTTCTAAAGAAAATATTTTTAAAGGATCGATTGTAAGCATTAATTCATCAAGATCTGCACTTTGTGATTTTAACAATTCTTCATTTGCTTTTTCGTTTTTTTCTTGCGCGTCATCACGTACTTTTTGAAAAGCAGCAGCTTCAGTTAATGCATCTTTAATTATATTATTTGCTTCATCTCTTGGTATGTTTTGCAATGTGTGTAACGCATAAGATCCACCATCTAAAACAGGCCTGTCTTCAACATCAACTTCAATTCCAGCATTTAATAAATCTTGAACCTCTAAAGCTTCTAGTAAACCTAAAGCATAGCTTGGAGTTGTCGATACGTAAGCACCTACAACATTTTTAGCTATATCAATTTTCATTTTTGATGTAGCTATTGTTGCACCAGTTTCGCTATATCTTTGTTGTTTAACACCTGTAGATATATCACTTTGAATGCCGCTAACTAATTGATTATATGAATCAATCATTGCGCCTGTTTGATATATATTTTGAGAAAGCTCTGTTACTATATTTTCTTGTCTACGTGCAAGACTAGCTTGCGCCGCTACTTCTATCTTAGTGTCAATAACATCTTTAAGTTGAAACCTGCTAGTAAGTTCCATTTGATCAAAACGATCCATAAACTTTTGGCGTGTAAATCTGTTAGTTCCAACTTTATCTAACACTTGTGTACGCAAATCTTCTGTTTGCGATTTCCACATATTGTCACCACCAAAAACATTACTTAGTTTTTTTTCACGTTCAAGATCATAAGCTGCCTGGCGTATACCTTCTTCTGCCTCTAGCAACCCTTCATTTAACAACAACTCTTGTTCAGCATTGTAACGCATCTTAGCGTATGCACCGACTGATTGAATAAGAGCAGAAGCTGGTGCGTTTTTAGCTAGCTCTGCTTGAGCAACAGCGCTAGGAGACATTCTTGCACTAATAGATCTACCAGGGGCATCTGATGTTGGAGATAGTTGCGATGTGTATTTTGGTATTCGTAATGCCATTGTTAATCCCCACCTATAAGACCAGCTTCATAACCAAACTTAGCTGCATCACCTAAACCGCTAATTAACGATGCTGTGCCTTGAGCGCGAGCAGATGCAGCAGCCATACCACCTTCCATACGTGATAACTCTGCGTTTAACTCTGCTTCTTCTTGAGCATCTGTAATCTGCATGTTTGTTATTTTATTATTAAACTCACGAATTTTTGTTTCGTAATCAAACTCACGAGCATTTTGCCTTAGAACTGACATAGGTGTACCTTGGCTCATATCAAATCCAGCATAACCAAAACCTGCTTTTGCTGAACCTTGAACATCTCTTTCAAATGCTATTGCTGTTCTTTCTTGTTCAACAAGATAATTTGAATTTACAATTCCTCTTTGTCGTTCAAGTAAATCAATGTCACGTTCAATAATTTTTGCGTTAAATTCACCAGCACGTAGTGCAGCAGCGGCTGCTCTATCACCTGCTTTTTTACTTTGAATACCGCCAACAACTTGCATCCCAGTTGATATAAGAGTTAAAGGATCACACATAATTCAAACTCACTTATCAAATGTATTCATGCGTGGGTAGAACGCAAGAACGGTCATTGGTAAAGGCTGACCTTGTTTTATAAATACACGATCATCGTCATCAAATCCACCTGGAAACTCTATATCCTTGTCACCAGTAAACATAGGAACAGCAGTATCCATAGCCATAGAGCTATCCCTAAAAAATATTCTGTCTACTTCACCACTGTCATTTCCAACTTCTGCGCCAACAGTTTCAAAGAATCTTACTGTTATGCCGTGAACACGCTTAGGTTTGCCCTGGCTAATACCATCTACAGATCCTGACTCAATACGTAATGTTTGCATATTGCTATCAAATCCGTATCCAACAGCGGCTGATGTTGATGCGTAGTCTAAAGCAACAGTACCAGCACTAACGGTTTTGTTTGGATGTGATGCACCGTTTCCTAATACTTGTAATGTTTCACCTTCTAAGTGATACAAACCAGAAAGACTATTTACTGAACCGCCACTATAAGACAATCCACTATCTACAAAAAATGCACCTGTTGTACTATCGCCAAAATCAAATAACTTTAGTTTTTCTACGTATCGTTTCGTAACACTATTAATTGTTCTTTTAACAATCATATATAATTCATCTTCACCGGTGTCTGTAGGTAGAGTAGCAATACTTTCTACAACTGCCTGACCACTACTAAAAGCACCACCGATAATGTGTTTATGCCAGGCAACAACCTCTTCTTCACGGCGATACGTTAAACCTAAAAGCGTACCGTCAGCCCTAATACACCACACAACGCTGTCAGGCTCTTGCTGAAAAGCCATTTGCACTAGGCCACCCTCAGTAACATGCTCCGCTAAGATCGTCATGTCAGGCGCTGAATAGCCGCCAGTGTTAACGTCACCAACAAATTTAAACTCACGTATTTTTCTTTTGCCGCGCTGGGCAAACAAAGTAACGTCAGCAACCTGTACCGGTTCTATTTCTGCTGTACCGTAATTAGAGTATTTACGAATAAGTGTTGTTGTAGGTGTAACCGGTCCATCATTCGTTGATGTTAAAACATATTCACCACCAGAAGTGCCAACAGTTAAAACTCTAGTAGCTGATAAGAAACGTATTGCGTTTACCTGGTTTGAAGCAATGGTATAAATAAGAGCATCATTGTCTCCAGTACCTGTAGCAAAGTTGTCGTAGTCTCCGTTTTTACTAAACCACAATGTTTGCGGATTATTGTTTGTATTACCAAAAACTAAACGCTGTTCAAAAAAAGAAACAACGCTAGGATAATTATTTGTACTTGTAAGTGTTGGAGTGCTATTTTCATTTATGCTTAGAGATGCAAACGTCCAAGCATTATGATCTGTTCGCGTTAGCGTTTTAACTGGATGGCTTGGATGAACTATAAACATAGTATCAGCCGATTGTGCAAAACGAACATCAAACAACTGCGCTTCTGTGTATGGCGTTGCAACCTCAAATATCTCTGTCGCAGTTCCACCAGATGTAAATGTTGTAAAACTTGTTGTGTTAATTGCGCTGCCGAATAAATCTACAAGAGTAAAGGTATTTGTTGTTGAGTTCGCTACCCGATAGTTACGTCCATTTAACTCTGTCATACCACCAACGCTATCAACAAAGATCTCATCGCCATTGCTAAATCCGTGGCTATTGCTTGTTAAAACGCCTGGATTAGCTTTAGTAATAGCGGTAATTGTTTTTGCAGAGCTAGTAAGAACTTGCAAATCGTTGCGAAACACACGCATAATCTGTTCACCAAACTCTAAAATGTAAGTATCAGCCGTTTTAAATTGGAACGGTATTAACCTTGTTTTAACAGAACTGCTTTTTATCTCTCCAAGGTATTCTGTGCCTGGCCTACGTGTTACACCGCCATGAGGCATAACAACCATGTTTGTAAGGTCTGATAATCCCTCACGATACTTTTCTATATTGGTACGGCCCTCTAACTTTGGGCTAATCTCACCTGCTGTAAAAGAACTAAACGCTGGTGCAGAACGTGCCATTAGAACCTGCTTTCAATAAAGTCACTTGCCTCTAGGCGTTGCGTTGCACCCTCTGTTGCATCATTAAATCGTGCTTCAGTGATTTTACCTTCATACAGCGATGTTTGTATCTGAACCATACTAGTAGAACCTGTAATAGCGTAGCATATCTCAGCAGATAACCTAGCAGCTAACGCCTCTATTAAGCTAGCATCGTAAAGCTGTGTATCTGTTACACGCCCAATATATTTAATTTGTGCGCTACCTTCATCAGTAAGAAGCTTGCGGCCCTCTATTACAAAAACTGGGCCACCAGAATTATTTGTTATGTTGTCTTGCGGATATGAAAGAGAACCGTTGCTAAATTCTAAAACACGCAAGCAAAAAGGATCTGTTGGTAGTGAATATTGAAATGCATAACCATATGCTGGAGAAGTTGTTTCTTGAGCTAAACTTGCTCTATTTGTTAGACAGTTCCAAGGGTGAGCCCTAAAAACAGTATCTCTAACCGATTCATATCTTTGATTAACAACTCGCGCCGCTTTACTATTCTCATCTAATGAAGTGATGTTAGAAGCGCCTAGATTGTTAAGCGCAAAGTTTGCAATATCAACTGTACTCGCCATTTTAACCTATCCTGTAAAAGAAGGGGCGGCGAACCGCCCCAACCTAATTAGTCAACTACATACTTGATAGTTACTTCGATACTTCCTGTACCAGCAGCACCACCCATAGTTGCGGTAACAGCAACTCCATCTTCGTTAGTGTCTGTCTCTGTGCCTGAGCCTAGAGCTAGAGTAGCGAGGATGTCTACCTTCTGAGCAGATGTTGAAGCAGCAGCAGCTTTATAAGCAGCAGCGGCAGCAACAACAGCAGTGCCAGCCGCATTAGTATGCGCGGCATAACCTACTGACAAAGTTGTTGATGAACCCATAGCATCATGTGCTAGTGACCCTTCAAGCAATCTTGCGCCGTCTGGTAGAATAAACATCTCAATAACATCACCAGATGCTAAAGAAGATGCTTCGTATGTACCATGAGCCACACGGACTCTACCGCCAAGCTCATTTGCCTTGTTCATCACGGCTGGAGTAGCGCGTGTGTTAGTGCGTTGTGTTGAATAAACAGTAGCCATTAGTCAATCTCCTTATTCGTTACAAGCTATTTCTACCACTTTAGATTCTTCCATACGGGTAGAACCAATAGTTTGGCAGTAATAGACTTGAGTTGAGTATGACTTGTCAGCACGTTCATCAATACGTGCGGCTGGCTCTTTGCCAACAGCAAGCTTCAGACCGTCTTGAGCAAACGCGATAACCTGGCGGCTTGTGCCGTCATCGGTCAAACGATTACTTACGATGAAGTTAAATCCAACAAATGAATTAATTTCACCTTGAGCCAAAGCTTTAACAGTATTGAAGTCGGCTGAAGTCACGGTTGTATTGTTTAACAAATCAGAAATCTGCTTTGGTGAAACAATAATGTGCCGTGGAATAGATGGATCAACACTTGCTGAATCTAGTAGCTCTTTAGCAGATACTAGTTTAGCAATAGTCAAACCAGCAGAACCATGAGCAATCTTTTGCCCAGCAGGTAGTGCTGTTGTTGTTGAACCGTCTTTGCCTGTTTGCGATGAACCTAAAGCAGCGCTGATGACAACATCATCCATTGCTCGACCCATAGCAGCAGCGGCTGCACGGCTATATGTTGATGTTGGATCTACGAGCAAACGCACTTTGTCGCTATCATCGATAAGATCAGCATACTCATAGTCTGACATTGTTACCATTCTTCTGGTATGTGGTGTCTCGACTAAAGGCGTATCCTGATGTCTGCTTGTGCGTAGAACAGCAGCAGCTTGTCCTACTTGATCAAAAAAAGCTTTCTCACCATTAACGCTTTCTGTATCCACTGCATTTCGCAGCAAGGAACCCATCTGCTGTGATAGCATTTGGACATTAGCGCTAAACTGGTTAACAAAAGCTGTAGTAATTTGGGTAGACATATCGTCTCTCCTACTTCTGTTTCAATTTAAGGTTACTGCGCTTGGTTATCTCTTGCGAGGCCTTGCTGCTACTTAGGGTAGCTACTCCGCTTGACTACAAGCTTACTAATGGGCCTTTCGGTTATCCACTATAAGAAATCACGAAGTCGTAACGCTGTTTGCACGTACTCATCGTGTTGTGGGTGCATTCTATCACCATATGGGCCATCAAGTCTAGTGATGTCAGCAAGTTGTCTGTTTGCTTCCTCTGGCGTCATAATCATTTCGGTAGGTGTACCCTCAATATTATCCTCTCCAATTTGCGTAGCAAGATTAGAAAACATCCGTATTATATCTGGATGATCGCCCAACATTCGCCCATCTGCAAGTTTTATTTCATCAAAAATTTCTGTGCCGCCTAATAACTGATTTGCGGCTAGCTGTGCAACTTCTAATCTTTGCTCAAACGCTTGACCATACTCTTGTCGCAATTCTTGTTCAGCAGAATACTGAGCTTCTTCTGCACCTTGAGAAAAATTGTCATTCATATTTGTTACAGCAGATTTAACAAAATCCATCATTACATTTGCTTGTTGACCATTAAGACCAGCATTTAAAGCATGCTCTCTAAACGAGTTAACGTATGAATCTTCTAACGGAATATCTTTACCAAGCTCATATTGATTAGCTTCTGTCGGAGCCCCAAGCCTTGTATATACTTCGCGCCAATCGTCAGCAGTTGCCGAACTACTTGGTATAGAAACTTTGTCTGCGCCTATCATACGTTGAGCGCTTACATAACTTTTAGCCAATGTGCCTGGATCTGTAAAAGTTCTTAAGCTTGGCTCGTTGCGGATTTCTTCTGGTAAACTTTCTAAAAAACTAACCGGTGCTGCATCTGCTACTGCACCTTCTTGAGATCCTGTATCTTGGATTGCCTCTTCGCTCATTGCGGTTCCTTCCCTTCAGCCAGCATTCGGACAATTAACAACACTGTTGCTCGCTGGCCCTCGTTAAATGCACTTTCATGTGGGTTGCCCGAAAATGTCGTTGTCTCATAACCAAACCTTGATTTGAGATCTTTTAATACTTTTTCACCGTCATCTGTATTAAACGTGCGGCGATAAGATAATTTTAGTTCTTCTAATTGCTTCACTGCTCTAAACCACCTACTGCCTTAACTAAAGGCGCAACTTGATTAGCTTGCTCTGCTTGCATCATTTGTTGTTGCATCGCAGCTTGTTGTTCAGCAGCTTGCGCTTGCTGCCTACGCATTTTAGCTACTTCTTCATCACTTCTAATAACACGCGCAGGTAAACCTGTTACTTCAACCAAATACTGCACAAGCTTATCACTGTCTAAATAATCCATAACAGGTGCTATTTCTGCTACCTGCATCATAACTTCAAAGCCTCTAAGCATAGACTGAAGGTCTGTAAGTTTCTGCGCTTTTGCCAATGGCGATACATATTCAATATCTATGTCTTGACCTTGTAGTTGCTCCGGAGCAGCAGGGAGGAGGCCATTCCGGAGCAGCAACGCAAAAGACCGAGAGATTAGAGGCTGCAACAGTTCCGATTGCAACCTGCCTAAGACAGGTCCGAGAAGCCTCATTTTTTCTTCATTACGCTGCAACACCTCAGTCGCTGTCATGGCTGGGCCTTGTGACATAAGCAACTGATCAACATAAAATGCCTGACGTATCGCATTACGCCTTTGCTCTTCCATGTTTAAACCTAGCGGATTGTTAGCGCCGATCTGCAACGGCTCTAGTCTGTCTCTTGTGCCTGTACGAAAAAAGTTAAGTGCGCCTGGTGTTGTTCTAACCGGTAATACAAAACCATCATCCGGAACCATTAGCGGTGGGTCAATCTGTTTTTGAGCAGCACGTATTGTTGTCTCAGACATTTTGTTAACCATCTTAACATCTGGCAACGCATTCATAGCTGGAGATCTACCGTAAGTGCTTACACTGTCTTTAACAAAACGTGGAACCATAAACGGAAAATCATCGAAACCACTTTCTGACAACATAGATTTTGAATCAGCGTGATAATAAACAGATGCAATAGGTTTACCTTTAGCTAGTTTTGTTCTTGACTCACCCCTTGGAAAAACAACATGCACAATCTCATGTTCTTTGTGGGGATCATTTTTTATGTCTTTAGACATTTGCTGCGGTAATTTATCTTCGCCAAACCTTTGTGCTGCTGCACGAGCGCTCATTTTGAATTTTCTATACACTGTATCAACAAGGCCATTCGCGTCTTCAGCTACAGTTATCTCTGCAATGTGACGCGCAGAAAACCTAATGCCATCCTTGTCACCTTCAACCATTAAAGCAGCCGTACCAAAAACAACTAGGTCATAATATAACTCATGTATCTCTTGTTGAAAATTTGATCTGTTAAAAGCTTTATACATTTGATCCATGCATAGCTCTAACCACTCATTAGCCATGTCATCATTTTGTAATGCTGGATCACGGTATCGCATCGAGAACCAAGGGGAGCTAGGAGAAGTGAGCATACCATGCAAAGAGGACGAAAGAAGTTCTACAGCGTGTACGGCTGTACCGTCATAAATTAACTCAGTTCGCTTATCCCCTTGGGTTCTCTTCTTTGTGATGTCTGCTTTTCGCGGTAACATATAATCCGCAAGCTCTTGCCAATGTTTTTCCCAATTAGATCTTTGCGTCTGTAACGTCTTAAACCTACGGTCTAACTGTGCAATAAGCGGATTTACTTGTACCATTACATCATTCCAATACTATTCATTAAAGAAGGCTTTTTCTTTTTTTTATCTTTACCCATAGCTAAACCGCCATGTGTGCGCCCAGCCATTTTTTGGTTTAATCTTTCTAATGGATCAACAGTCATATCTGCGCGGCGCTTAGCTGGCTGCGATGACCGAGCCCCCATTTCACCAGCAATATTCTTTTTGCCGTACATCATGCAATCATTTTACCCATAAGAGATCTTTTTTTACGTGTAGGTGCTTCTGCTAACAGTCCTTGAGCAGTTGTTTTTACTGTACTGCGCCTACTTGTTTTTGCTGTACCTGCAACTTTCTTTTCAGCTTCTCCACCTGCTTCTGCTTCAATTTGAGCAGCTTCTGCTTCTCCACTAGCAGCAGTACCAATACCAACCTCTTCATCTTTTACAGGCGCTTGCACTTCACCAGTTACCATTCCTGGCGCTTCCGGAACTTCTGGTGCTTCAGCTACAGCCGGTATTTCTGGTGTTGGCGTAGGCGCTGGAGCCGGACTATCATCAGAAGCAGGTCTACCAAATATATCTTTTCCAATATTTTTCATAGCAGCTTGGGATCGTTCCTGACGATCTGGCAAATCACGAAAGTACGCCGTGTTTTTAGGTTTCATACCTAAATCCATTTGTAAATCATCAAGCGCTGAATTTTTAGGTGCTGTTGAAGTTCGCACATCCATAGTAAATGATTCAGCAGGTAAAGACCCACCACTGCTTGTTGTTATATTGTTACCGCCACCACCAAAACACATTATCTTAAATCCTTCTGCATAGAAAGTCCTACCGGACTATAACCCAGGCGCTGCAATAGTAACGCGCCCCTTTCACTATTTATGCCAGATGTTGCCCCAGTACAAATATTAACCGCACCAACACCTCGCGCCCATTCTTCAAACATCTTCATCAACCGCACCCCCACCATGCCGCCTCGATACTCAGGGATAACATACCAGATATAATCACCTGCGACTAGTGTTTTTGAATATGGGTAGTAATAGGCCATTCCTACAAGACATCCAACTAATAAATCATTATCCCATGCAGTAAATATATCACTGTCATCTGTATCAATTCTTTCTTCTATCCATTGTTGCATTCTATCAAAATCAAATGTTGCAAATTTTTGCCAGCTTTCCGACTGAAACATTGCACAAACTTCTGTTACCTCAGCAGCGTCAGTATACCTGGCAATCTTATATTTAAGCTGCGAACGGATCATAATCTGACATTGCTTGCATCTGTGGAGCCCTCATTGTTGGCCCACTTTCCCTAAGACCTACAGCAAAATACCGAAATGCATCAGCCGCATGTGATGGCCAATCATGCACCGGATTAGCCCTAAATGATCTTGTCCTATCATTATAAGACCTATGATACTGGCGCAAACACTCTAAACCCTGCTTGCACTTCTCACGATCAAACCACAACCTAGGTATCAACATCTGCGCCGCATGTATCCCATCCTCTATAGGAAGCTTAGGAACCACCCTAAAATTTAACCCTAGATCCCAGGCTACTTCCCTTCGGCTCTTACCACTACCCAATTCACGCACCTCTATATCGTGCGGCGCATTATGCGTACCATATAAATAATTCTTAGAGTTAAGGATCTGACAATAATGCGGCAACCCCTGATTTCTATTTTCATAATAATCTATAACATGCACAGCCCTGCCAACAGTCTGCGTATACCAAATCGATGTCGAGTCACCAATCCCAAGATCCCACCAGGTGTCTACCTTGTGCGCTGGATCATAAGGTACATTAGATACCCTGCCCCCAGTCGTAGCCTCTTCTAACTCCTTGCCATAAATAGCACCTGGCACATTCGCATTCCAACTACACTCAAACTCCTGCTGATACTGATCATGGGTCATCATACCCCTAGCAGCTTCCAACTCTTCGTTATCCAATAAACCAGTCTCACTAGCCTTATACACCGCGCTCAACCAATCCTCACTCGAAGAAGCTTGCTCATAATAATCATAGAAAGCATTATGACCTTTAGGCGTACCAACAAAGATACAAAACCCCTTACGATCAGATAATGCAGGACGTAACACTTCCGGAAATACATTCTCAGGCATGTCAGCAACCTCGTCCATAACACAACCATCTAAATATATACCACGTAAACTATCAGGGTTCTCAGCACCAAGTAAACTAATCCGAGCCCCAGTAGGTAAGTCACACCGCAATTCAGTTTCGTGAAACTTTACATTCGGTATGCCACCAGCAAAATGTTTTATATAATCCCAAGCTACATTCTTCGCCTGGCGATAGGTGGGGGCCATATAAGCATATCGGGGGGTAGTCTTACCAGAAACTAATGCATCCCTTAATAAATGATTAATAGCCCATACAGTCTTGCCAAACCTACGATGACATACAACAACACCCCACCGCTTTAACTGCATCTCATTGTGCAAAGACATCTGTAACGGCCTGGGCTCATACGGTATCTCAATATGCGTCAATGCTGCAATACCTCATCCTGATCCTCGTATATCAATATGCCGTTCTTCTCCAAGATAGCCTCGTACAAGTCCAAAAGCAATACCGCACACTCTAACTGCTCAGACGCACTGTCGCTACTCACAACGCCCCTACGTAGCTCTGTAAGGTGTCCAAGCATAGCATGCTGGTTAGGAGTTAAGTCAGAGTGGGTCACACTCCCTGCTCCGCAGGTATATTACGTGTATAGAAACGGCGGCAAAAATGTCGGGGGGTGGGGGGGGTGGTATGCTTAAAACGCATAGCAAATCCTATTTCGCATAATAAGTATTATGTTAACTCTTGGATATTGTGCAATCATTACAATCACTTAGTTGTTTTGCGAGCTATGCAGTTTTTGCAAACCACAAGATGTAGTGGTTGCCTTGTCTCAGATCTGCTTGGTTTACTATACATATTCAAATATACGAATGTATGAATTTCACGCGCGTAGATCGGACGCTCAGGATGTCTCTTACACACACAATACAACATCATTTACTCATCATCGATCTTGCTGGTCCTTCCGGTTTAAGCTCATCCATCATTGTATCAATCATAAGCTTTTGCTCATTTGTGTAGTAATTTTCATTCCATTGGTTAACAGCATAGCCACGGACAAACGCATCAAGTCTTGAGTACTCCATCCACTTATCAAAGCTACGTTGTTCACCATGCTTTGTTTTTGCAATCTCGTATGCTTGTTTGTCTACTAAGATTTGCTCAGGAGTTCTTGTTTGTTTAAGTTTGTTTCTTAGCTTTGCAAAGTTTTCGTTTACATATGGTGCGTTGTGCAGCATGTCACCGAGTATTGCATTTTCTAGTTCAACACCTTGCATTGATTGGTCAAACACTTCTATCAGCGGTTTACCTGTTGGACTATCTTCTGGGTGATAGAACTCAAGCTTTCTTTGCCCAGCTACACCAGATTCTCTTTTGTCTGTTACTTCGATGTTTGCAAAGATAGGATACTTTGCTTTTAATCGTTGTTCAATTTCTTGGATACTATCGCTCATAATAACCTAGTGCTTAACCACAACGTCTTGTTCATCCTCTTCCAGCGCGTTGACTGCCACATCGCCACCTTGCCAGCTAATGGTAAACTGCTGTGATTGTGGCTGGTCTTCTTTCTTGTCACGTATACCGAACGGCTGGTTCCTGGCTGTTGTCCACTTCAGCGTATCTATCTCTAGTCTACGTCTATTGACCTCTGCATTGAGATGCCTGACATCACCATCTTCTGGTAAGGGCTCCATTGCTAGCTTGTTTATTCTATCGCTGTAGAACTCTGCCTGTAATATGCGTCCACGCCTGTACAACTCAAACATGTCATCATCTCCAGCGACTGCTCTTGTTACTGCTCTGTACGTAGGCATGTTGTTATCGCTTGTAATATCTACAAGTGTTTCGCCTTGAGCTAATCGGTCAACAATCTTTTCCATTACTTGTGTGTTAATTGTTCTGCTCTTGCCCATGTGTCTTCCTTTTAAAAAAACGCCCTTGCTGGTACAGTAAAGAAGTTCCCGTGTCTGTCCGAGCAAGAGCTAGTTGACCGGATGGGTTGAGAACTAAGGCCCATCAGGAGAAGTATGTGAGCAGTTTACAAGCGATGAAACTCATACTTCTAGTTTGTTATAACTTGATCCCATGCACCTTGTCTAGCCAGATTTCTAATCGATGTATAATCTCTACTTGCTCCATTGGGCTAGCCACTGCGATACTTTTAGAAACTTCTAAAAATTTATCTACAGACATCATAGGCCTCATCTTACTGCTAACTTTCTGTATTCGCCAGGACAACGGATCTTCTTGCCTACGTTTCTTACCCATCTTGTAAGCCGGTGACATCCGAGTCAGTGTCTCCTGTAAGATCTTGTAGTTATTACTAGTTATATAGTTATTGTTAGTTTCTTTACAGTAACTACTGTAGTTACTGGTAGTAGTAACTTGTAAGTTACTATCTCGCCCTGGTGGGCTCGCGTTAGCGTACTTCTTTAGTGGCATTTGTCAATCCC